GTATCTGCCTTATCTTTACAAACCAACTTCGTCAAAAGTTGAATGCACCGGCTTTCTCTGACCCGTGGACAACTCCAGGTGGTAAGGGAATTCCATTCCACGCCTCTGTACGAATCCGTCTATCATCGGTTGGTGCCATCAAGGCAAAGATAAATGGTGTAGAAGAAGTGGTCGGTGCTAAGGTAAAGGCAAAGCTCGTAAAAAATCGTTGCGGACCTCCTCAACGAACCGCCGAGTATGCCGTCTATTTTGACAGCGGAATAGATGATTACTCATCGTGGTTGGAAACAATGAAAGATTATAATCTTGTGAAACAAAGCGGTGCATGGTATGAATACACTGATAAAAGTACCGGTGAAGTCATAAAGTTTCAGGGTAAGGATTTTGTGGAAAAGATTATCTCTAATCCTGAAAGGGCAGAAATGGTTTACGATGAAATCGCTGAAAAGGTTATAATGGTTTACCAAAAAACAGATGAAGTTCGTTTAGATAACGTTATTATCTCTGATGAACCTTTGTTAGATGACTAATATATTTTGATGATATGGGGTGAAGAAAAAATCTTCACCCCATATTTATATCATATAACCAAAGTATTTTTTTTTTTGGAGTTAGAGATGGATAAAATTCGTTTGAAAAAATTGGCGGGATTGATAACCGAGTCAAACAAAAAACCTTTGGACGAAGGTTTAATTTCGTCGTTATTCAATAAAGTGGCAAAGAATTTAGTCAATAAAATTGAATCTACCAAATTCAATAAAGAAACATTGATCGGACTCATGGACACTATGCTCAAAAAAATGCGTAAAGAACTGGAAAAACAAAATACATCAGCTGATACTAAGTCGTCTACTTCAGATATACTCGACCAAGTTGAAAAAGATACTCGTGCAAAGATTGAATCGGGTCAACTAACTACTTTCAACGAGATAGAAAAATACGCACTAATGCAACTTATGAATTACACCAAATAATGGAGTCCAAAATGAAATTGTCAAGTAGAAAAGAACTATTAAAAGAGGCAGCTCTCTTACTCAAAGAAATCAAGAAATCTTTGAACGAAGATTTAGGAAGTTTCAAAAAAGCCGGAATACCAGATGAATTTTCAAAATATCTGCTGAGAACCCTTGCTTTTAAACATGACTCAGAGATAGAAACTATGACTGCAAAACCAAAGGCAAGTGATTTAAAATCTGGTGTTATATTCATAAATGTAATATCACCGACTGAAGTTCGTTCCATATTCAAAGGAGGTTCTGACCTTTATTACAGAATAGATTATTCTGAGTCTACTGGTGCTAAAACTACATCATACGCATCAAATCTTAAAAACGCACTATCGGGTATTGGTACTGGTAAATACTTCCGAATAAGAATACCATTGAGTGTTATTAATGGATTTGCACGAAAGGCAAAACTAACTCCAGACCAAGTAAAATCAAAATCAACTGCTGACGCACTTGCTGGTAGTGATGAGAATATTTACGGATATATGAATGATGTCTTTATGAAAGGATTGAAACCAAAGTTGGAATCAATGATTGATGACATATTCAATAATCTTCGTAAAATGTCAACTGCAAAAAATAAAGCAGGCTACAAATCAGAACAACAAAGTGCACTAGACGATGCGGAAATGATTCAATCTATAATAGATAATGGATTTAACAGAAATAATATGGAACAGTTCTTGTCCACTTTGAACAAAAAGAAGTATAAACCAGCTACTGGATTCGGTTCTATTCCTCAAAATGAAAAGAAACTAAAAGATGTTCTCAAAAATGTACCGAATGCACGTGCAAAATGGGCGAAAGTTGTTTTAGACATGGCAACAGAACTTCATAAAAAATCTATGGAACTTATCAATAAAGCGAATAAATAATTTGAAAAAGATGAAATAACAAAAGGGAACTTCGGTTCCCTTTTTCATTTGGAAATCTCCCGAAAATTTGTTATTTTGTTCTTTGCCCCATATTTATATCATATAACCAAAGTATTTTTTTTTTTGGAGTCCAAAATGAAATTATCAACTAGAAAAGAACTTCTGAAAGAATCAGAACTAACACTCAAATCAATCAAGAAATCCTTGAATGAAGCCGCTGTCCCACAAAGTAAAGTGGAAAAAGTAACTAAATGGATGAAAGATGCCATTCGTCTTGTTGTAGATAAAGACCAACAAAAAAAATATGATAATAGTGTTGAAGCTTTCTTCCGTTATCTTGAAATACAACAAGGTGCATCGTTGATTGATGGGAAAAAGTATGCAGACAGCGCACGAGATTCTTTTTATGAGTTGGAAATGATAATATCAAAGGTAATCCAACAAAATAAAATACTCAAAAAGATGGAAACAGAAATACCAGAAATCAGAAATATTATGCGCGCAGTTGAAAAAGATTTGAAAACAAAAATTTGAATCCGATTTGAAAAAGATGAAATAACAAAAGGGAACTTCGGTTCCCTTTTTCATTTGGAAATCTCATAAAAATTTCGTATATTAGAACTCACTAAATAATAACGGGATGGTTATGATGATTCGGAAATACAAAGACCTACTCAAAGAAGTAGAAGAAGAACACAAAAACGCAGATAATCTCCACCGAGATAGTAGGGTTCTCGTAGTTGATGGGACGAATTTGTTCATCCGCGTATTTTCGGCTATTCCAACACTCAACGAAGATGGTCAACACGTTGGTGGACTTTCAGGATTCATGAAATCACTTGGTGCCACAATTCGTATGGTAAAACCTACGAGAGTTGTAGTCGTTTTTGATGGTAAGGGTGGTTCACATCGTAGACGTAAAATCTTTGATAACTACAAGGAACGTCGGGCAATCAAGTCCCGTCTCAATCGTGCAGTTGGATTTGAAGATTTAGCTGATGAACAAGCTTCAATGAAATGGCAGATGGTTCGTCTTTACGAATACCTCCAAAATCTTCCACTCACAACAATCGTGGTTGACCATATTGAAGCTGATGATGTTATCGCTTATTTGGCATCCTACTTCAAGGAAAAGGTTTACATCCTATCCAATGACCGAGATTTTCTCCAATTGGTTTCAGAGAAGGTAAACGTTTATGTTCCTACACAGAAAAAAATGTTCAATCAAGAGAATCTGTTGGAACAATATTCCGTGTGGTCTGAAAACTTTACAATCTTCAAGGCATTACTTGGTGATAATTCCGACTCTATTCCAGGAATAAAGGGTATGGGTGAAAAGACAATTCTGAAACATTTTCCTGAACTTGGTGAACGAAAGAAGATTGGATTGGATGAATTTATACAAATCTGTGAATCATATGATGGTAAGGCAAAGGCAATGTTGGAATTGAAACAATCTATTCCACAATTGAAACGAAACTATGAGTTGATGCAGTTATTGGATGTGGATATACCCGCATCAATGAAATCAAACATACGAAATATGGTTGATGGTGAAATTTCTAGTATGAATAAGATTCAACTTGATAAATTGTGTTTACAAGATAAACTCCGTGCCGTAATGAATGGTTGGGATGATTGGTTATCCACAAACTTCAAATCGTTGGATTCATATAGAACTAAAATTGTTGAATAGATAGTTATAAACATAAGGCCGTGGAATTCATTTGATTCGTAGTTTGTTTGTCAGCTCCTACAAAATCTCCTCCGATTCCACGGCTTTTCTTTTTATTTGATATTTATTAGTAGACAAACAAACAAATCAAATAAAAGAAAATGGAGGACTATATGGTTATCTACAAGACCACCAATTTGGTGAACGGAAAACAATACATTGGTAAAGATAAACACAATAACCCAAACTATATTGGTTCTGGAACTTATCTAAAAAAAGCAATCAAAAAATATGGAAAAGAAAACTTCAAAAAAGAAATACTTGAAGTGTGTTCTTCAAGTAAAGAACTAATGGAACGTGAGGAATACTGGTTGAATTATTATGATGCCGGCGGAGATCCTAATTTTTATAATACCCACAATTATAGTTATGGTTGTCCATCTCATTCTGAAGAAACCAGACGAAAAATGAGTGAATCACGTAAAGGAAAACCGAAAAAGAAACATTCGGAAGAATCTAAACGAAGAATGAGTGAATCCCGACGAGGCGAAAAACACTTTATGTATGGAAAACAGGTGAGCACAAAAACCAGAGAAAAAATAAGACAATCTCTTATAGGGAAGAAATTTTCAGAAGAAAGAAGACAAAATATAAGTAAATCTCATCTTGGACATATTGTGAGTGAAGATACAAAACGAAAATTGAGTTTACTAAATTCCGGTGAAAATCACCCTCAATTCAAAGGATATATTATTTGTGTAAGTGGCGAATATAAAGGACAACGTAAAACGTCAAAAGAATGGGTTATATTGTTGAATACTGGTTTCAGTAGTTTATCAACTCATTTATCGGGTAAGGGATACAAAAAAGGTATTCGTGGAAATTTTTTGAAATGGGAACACGAACTTTGATTTGGTAAATTCAATTCACTTTCGTATATTGTAGTCATAACTAAACCAACATATACGAACGATAACAAATGCAAGATACACTTTCGGAATACGGACATACGTTTCAAACAAAAGTTATTTCCTGTCTTATCAGTGATAAGGCGTTCTTGGGACAAGTCAGTGATTTATTAGAACCTGGATACTTTGAATCTCAATACAATAACTGGATAGTAGAGAAGATTTTAGATTACCATCGTAAATTCAAATCATCACCGACGGCCGAAGTTTTCAAATCTCTTCTCATTCCAGTTGAAGATAAACTACTTCGTGCTGGAATTGTAGATAATCTAAAAGAATCATACAAACTACAAAACTCCCCTGACTTGGAATACGTGAAGAATGAAGTCATTGAGTTCTCCAAAAATCAACGTATGAAGCAAGCAATTCTTACGAGCGTTGATTTGTTGAAATCTGGAAAGTTTGACCAAATCAAAAAAACCGTTGATTCGGCATTGAAAGCCGGTAGTGATAAAGACATAGGACACATTTTCAAACTTCACATTGAAGAGAGATATAGTGAAGGTGCAAGAACGTGTGTTGCAACTAATTGGGATGTAATCAATGATATAATGTCAGGAGGTCTCGCGAACGGAGAGCTAGGCGTGGTCGTTGCTCCTGCCGGTGGTGGTAAGAGTTGGGGTCTAATCAATCTTGCTGCAAATGCCGTAAAACAGGGAAAAACCGTTATTTACTATACTCTTGAATTGAAT